GGTACGGTTATCATTAAAGGTGACTTACAAGTTGATGGTACAACAACTACGGTTAACTCTACAACCGCGACAGTAAATGACGCGATTATGAAGGTTGGTGATGTAACCAGCGTAAGAACCGTACTCACAACAGTTGGATCTGGATCTTCTACTATCGTTATCGATTCTGTTGTAGGTATTAATACAGGTGATGTTGTTACAGGAAGTTCAAGTATTCCTAACAATAGTACAGTTCATTCATATGTTCCACCAGCAGGTGGAGTGGGACTCGGAACAATCTTTATTAGTAATAATACAACTGCAGGTATTGTAACAACTACTCAGTTAACAATAACTCATGCATTTGATACAAATACTGATCGTGGTATTTCATTCAACTATAATACTGCAACTGGTACTGCTAATACAAAGGTAGGTTTCTTCGGTTATAACGATAGCACAGGTGAAAATAGTAATGCACCAGCAAGAGCATTTACATATATTCCTGATGCAACAGTAAGTAATGAAGTTGTTACAGGTACAAGAGGTAATTTAGATATTAAAGGTATCTACTATCAGTCTGGTGATTTCTCAACACATGGTGTTGTATATTTTGATAGTGATGGTTTACAGAACTCAACTACTGCTCCAAGTGCAGCGACAATCACCTCAACTCAGTTATTAACTGCAGTTACAGAAATAGCAATCACATTAGGTAGTTCACAAACAGTGACTGCTGGTGATTTAGTTACCCAAGCAGGTGGTGGCACACAACAGGGTGTTGTAAAAACATCATCATCTGGAACAACAGTCACATTGATTGGTGTAACTGGAACATTTAACACTTCTGCTGATTTAATTTTAAATGGTGCTGGAACTGGAAAAACACCTACTGCTGTCTCGACTACATACACTAGCAAGCCCATGTGGACAACGACCATAGATGGGGGTACCTTCTAGCTTTAACAATGGCAAACTCTAATAATGATGTTGATGTAAACACTTTGATTAAAATTTACAATCAAAAAATTGCA